AAAAAATATGGCGGTAAAGATGGTAAGGCTAAATTTATTAAAGATGCTAAGGCTTACAACGCTAAGAAAAACAAGTCTAAAAATAGTGTAAATGAATCTAAATCTACTACTACTACTAAAAATTATTTTGAAAAAGATCTTACTGAAGGTCTTGGTGAAAAAGATTTAACAAAAGTTAAAAACCCTGAAACCAACATAAGTAATGCTTTAGATACAAAATACAAAAAAAAGACTCTTACTGCTTACGAAAGAATGCAAGCAAAACAAAAAGAACTTGATAAAAAAAGTTCTAATAAATCTGAAACACCTAAATCTGAAGGACCTAAAAGTAAAAGAGAATTAAGATTAGCAAAAGTTAAAAACAAAGTAAAAGTTGCTAGAAAAAAAATTGATTCTAAAGGTGCTGGAGATACTTCTGAAGATACTAAAATACAGCAAAGTAAAAGTAAAAGACTTAGAAAAAAAGCTCAACGTATACAGGGAAGAATGGATAGAAAGGCTATTCGTAAAGGAAAAGGAACTAAAGAAGAAAAAAAAGAAGATATTAGTACTTCTAGAGCTGAACAAAGAAACAAAAGAAAAGAAGTTAATTCCGAACCTAAAAATAATTTAATTGGTATTAGAAGGGGAGTAGCAAAATAAAACTAAACAGAAAGTAACTGTATAAAATCTAACCAAACATTAAAACAATAACAATAACAAAAACAAAAACAAAATGGCAAAATTTTTATCATTCAATATAGTAAACACTGGGGCGGCTACTACAGAAGGACCAGTGCTAGTTAATGTAGACTTAATTAGACATGTAGCTTATGCAACGGCAACAGGAATACTTACTTTAGGTTTATCAGCAACATCAACATCAACAGTTGCATTTTTAATTAAAAACGTAACAACGGGAGCAGTGGCAATTCCAGCAATAACATCTGGAACACCTGTAATTCAAGCAGTTAATAGAGCTATAACGGCTAATCCAGGTGGTGTTAAATCCGCTGTAGCTTTTGGAAGTGATCAAACAGGTGGAGTACCACCAGCAGGACAAGGACCTTTAGCAACTAACTTACAAATGTATGCAGCTACAGCAACGTTTACAGCCTAATAACCAACTCAAAAGGTCTTGGTGATAGTATAGAGAAATTTACTACTAAAACTGGGATTAAAACTATTGTTGACAGAGTACCGCGGGGACTTAATATTCCCTGCGGTTGTCAGCAAAGAAAAAACACATTAAACAAAATTTTTCCTTATTAATAGTAATATGGCTTTTAAATTGAAACCTTTTTATAATATCGATACTACTCCAATTTATAAAGTAGAATTAGAAGAGGGTGTTAATGGTAAAGCTAATAATAATGGTAGTATATTAATAGATAAAAATATTAATGACACATCCATAGTAGAAGGAATTATTGATCACGAAAAAGTTCATTTAGATCAAATAAAAAGAGGTGATCTTAATTATGATGCACATAGCGTGATATGGAAAGGTAAAAAATACCCTCGTTCTAAAATGAAAGAAGGAGCTAAGAATTTACCTTGGGAAAAAGAAGCATATAGTAAAACAAAACAAAAAACTTTAAAATAAAAAAAATGGGAATAGGAAAATCAGGTTTAGGTGGAAGACCATCTATATTATCACATATGAAAACTACAGGTAAATCCTCAGGGGGATCATTAAAAAATAATCCAGATATTAAATATGGGGGACCAGTAATTGATAAGTTTAAGTCACCAGTGAATGATGAAAAAAATATTTCTGGAAGTAAGAAAGTTAAAACTAAACATCATGATGATATGAAAGACTCTGCACAACTTATAGCACATGTTAGGAATACAACATAAATGTTTAAATTATTACTAGGTCTTTTAGGTAAAGGCAGTGGAAATAAAACTGTTGCTGGAAACTTGGCTTGGGATATAAGGGAAGCAATAAAAGGTAAGGAGTTAGATCCTGAAAAATTAATAGAATTACAAACAAAGATCAATGCAGTTGAAGCTCAGCATCGTACATTATTCGTTGCTGGGTGGAGACCATTTATTGGTTGGATATGTGGAGTAGCATTAGCCTATAATTTTGTCATAAGAGACTTATTTATATGGGCGACACAAACTACCGAAGCTCCACCTGCTTTACAAATGGATCATTTAATGACTGTTCTGTTGGGTATGTTAGGATTAGGTGGTTTAAGAACTTATGAAAAAATAAAAGGAAAAGATAAATAAATAAAATAAATATGTATCAACAAAATCAAACAGGAATGTTTACTCACGCAGTAGATATATTATTATCTGCTACATTAAGATCCCCTGAAAGTGCGGCTGGTTTAATAGCATCTTCAGCCTCAACTCTAGCTAATCTTCCAGTTACTAGAGAAGATATAGTATATGCCTCGGGAGGAACATTTCTAGGTTCAGCTCAAGTAAGTACAAGAGGCCCAGGAACAGGAATTCAGAATGATAGATTTGGGGCTTCTTATAAAATTAGAATAGATGGTGCTGGTACTGTAGATAGAATACAAGTGGTACAAACAAGGCCTAATGGAACTATAAATGGTGCTGCGGTTGCAGCCCCATTAAACCCAGGCGCGGGACCTAATCTTGGTGTCACTGGACAAACTATACTTTTTGATGCTACAGCTATGTCAAACGCTTTTGGTGTTCAAGCGCCAGCTATAACAGGGATATTAACAATAACATTATTAGCTGGAGATTTACAACCACCTTATAGTGGTGGCACTGGAGTAGCTACAGATGGTATATATGAGGCTGAACCTAATATAGGTGGTGGTTTTGGATTATATTCTGGTAGTGGAGGTAATATAAAAGTAGAATTAGTTGGTGCGCCAGCAAATCAAACAGTAACAATAAGTGCTATACCAGTAGGAACAGTGGTAAATGGATTATTTAGAAAAATATACACTACTGATGCGGCTACTACAGCAACGGGAATACTAGCCCTTTACTAGTAAAAAATTAAATTAAATTAAATTAAATTAAATGAAAAAAGTAAAACCAATAGAAGCCGAACCGGCTAAAGTACAAATTACAGAAGAACAATTAATAAAAGTAAAAGAACAACAAGATTCATTGGCTGGTCTATTAAGAGACATAGGTTATCTAGAGACTCAAAAACATGCATTAACTCATAAATATGCAGGTGTTGTTCAAGAAACTGAAGATTTTAAAGGTGAACTAGAAAAAGAGTATGGTGCGGTTAATATAAATCTACAGGATGGTACTTGCACTCCAATAGAGGAAAAAAGTGAGTAGCGTTATAAGAAAAATTAGTATAGGTGCTGATTATAAAAATGATGCCATGCATTACGCAGTTGGTCAGCAAGTTTATGGTGGGCACACTATATCTCATATATTACATGATGAAGAAGAGTCTTCTTATAATATTTATATTAAAAAAGAAGATGAGGTATTACCTTGGAAGAAATTCAATTCTAATATGGCTATATCGGTAGAATATGATTTAGAATACTAGTGAATAGCATTTATCAATTTATAATAAAACCAATTGGTGAAAGATATAACAATAAAATTAATATTAATAAAAAAGAATTAATTATTAATTCCAGTATTTCAAATCATAAATTTATTAATAGAACAGCTAAAGTAGTAGGTATTCCACTAGGATTAGAAACACCTATTAAAAAAGGTGATACTGTTATTGTGCACCATAATATATTTAGAAGATATTGGGATATGAATGGAAAATCTGTAAATAGTTCTCAATTTTTTAAAGGTGAACTATATTTTGCTAACATAGGTCAAGTATATTTATATAAAAATAAAGATAATTGGAAACCACATAATGATTTTTGTTTTATAAAACCGTTATTAGAAAATAATGATTCTAAGATGGATAAATTAAAAAAGAATGCTGGTATACTAAAATATAGTAATAACTCATTAGAAGTGTTAGGAATAACTCCTGGAGACTGTGTTGGTTTTAAATCCAATAGAGAATTTGAGTTTATTATAGATAACGAACTTCTTTATTGTATGGAATCAAATGATATTTTAATTAAATATGAACACTCAAAAAACCAAAGAGAGTATAATCCAAGCTGGGCACAAGGCAGTTGAGGAATTAATAAAAGTTGCTAAAGAAAAAATTATAGATTCAGAAGATGATATATCAGCTGATAGATTAAAAAATGCAGCAGCTACAAAAAAATTAGCTATCTTTGACGCTTTTGAAATACTAACACGTATAGAAGAAGAGGAAAGTATGTTGAAAGAAAGTTCTAAAAAAGATAAAGGGACACAATTTAAAGGATTTGCAGAAACAAGGTTTAAATAATGTATATACAAACCCTTTATAAAATTTTACCTAATCACATTAAGTCTAAAATACTTAAAAGAAATAATAGATATAATAAATGGGAGACTGGCTATAATGAAGAGCATGATGTTATTATTATTAGTAAAAGTGGTAAAATTGGGGAAATATATGAAATACAAGGTCTTAAGATTGCCCTTCCGTTAGAAGAAAAGGTTTATAAAAGATCAGGGAAAAAAGACGAACAATATTGGGAGTCAGCTAATTATCCAAAAGAATTGTCTAATATTAAAACAGTTTTTGATTGGAATAATTATCCTTCTAATTTTAAAGATAAATGGTATGATTATATTGATGAAGAGTTTAAAAGGCGCGATGAAGGTTTTTGGTTCTATAACAAAGGTATCCCTAGTTATATTACTGGTTCTCATTACATGTACTTGCAGTGGACTAAAATTGATGTTGGCCAACCAGAGTTTCGTGAGTCCAACCGAATATTCTTTATATTCTGGGAGGCTTGTAAACTGGACACCAGATGTTACGGATTGTGTTACCTTAAGAACAGACGTTCTGGCTTTTCATTCATGGCATCTTCAGAACTTGTACACCAGGCAACTATCTCTTCGGATTCCAGATATGGAATATTATCGAAGACTGGAGCTGATGCAAAGAAGATGTTTACCGATAAAGTGGTACCCATATCAGTTAATTACCCGTTCTTCTTCAAACCAATACAGGACGGTATGGACCGCCCCAAGACCGAACTCGCATATAGAGTCCCTGCCTCGAAACTCACACGGCGTAAACTTGATCAGAACGAACGTCCCGAGGACCTTGTCGGGTTGGACACCACAATCGACTGGAAGAACACCGGTGACAACTCGTATGACGGTGAGAAACTTAAGATCCTTGCCCACGACGAATCCGGGAAATGGGAGCGTCCGGACAACATCCTCAATAACTGGCGTGTCACGAAAACAACGCTAAGATTAGGTAGTAGAATAATTGGTAGGTGTATGATGGGTTCAACATCAAATGCTTTAGATAAAGGAGGTGGTAATTTTAAAAAGTTATATGATGCATCAGATGTTACAAACAGAAACCGCAATGGTCAGACTAACTCAGGACTATATAGTTTGTTCATTCCTATGGAGTGGAATTACGAAGGATACCTCAATACTCATGGATTTCCTGTATTCGACACTCCGAAAAAACCCGTCACCAGCATTGATGGATCCAAAATTCAGATTGGAGTTATCTCGCATTGGGAAAATGAAGTCGAGGGCTTAAAGTATGATCAGGATAGTTTAAATGAATTTTATCGTCAGTTTCCACGAACAGAGAAACACGCTTTTAGAGATGAAGCTAAACAGTCTTTATTTAATCTAACTAAGATTTACGAACAAATAGATTATAATGAAGATTTAAGAAATACAAATATACTAACTAAGGGTAGTTTTCAGTGGGAGAATGGAGTTAAAGACACTAGAGTTGTTTTTTACCCTAATAAACAAGGGAGATTTTTAATCTCATGGATACCACCTATACAACTACAAAATAAATATTTAATAAAAAATGGTATCAAGTATCCTGGAAATGATCATACTGGTGCTTTTGGTTGTGATAGTTATGATATTTCCGGCACAGTAGACGGTAGAGGTTCAAAAGGAGCTTTACACGGTTTAACTAAGTTTTCTATGGAGGATGTTCCTCCTAATAGTTTTTTCTTAGAATACATAGCAAGACCACAGACTGCAGAAATATTTTTTGAAGATGTTCTAATGGCTATAGTTTTTTATGGTATGCCAATATTAGCTGAAAATAATAAACCACGATTGTTATATTACTTAAAAAGAAGAGGTTATAGGGGATATTCTATAAATAGACCAGATAAGGTTTATAATAAACTTTCTTTAACTGAACGAGAGATAGGTGGTATACCTAATACTAGTGAAGATATTAAGCAGGCTCATGCGGCGGCTATTGAAGATTATATTGAAAACTTTATAGGTGTAATAGGTGATGGATATGGGGATATGTATTTCCAACAAACATTAGATGATTGGGCTGGGTTTAATATAAATAACAGAACAAAACATGATGCATCTATAAGTTCAGGTCTTGCTATAATGGCTTGTAATAAAAATAGATATACACCACACGGGAAAAGAACTATATCAAAAGTTCCTTTAAATATTAGTTCCTATAATAATGAGGGATACAATTCAAAAATAATCAAAATAAATGATTAACATTAACTATAATAGCAGTTTTCCAGATCAGGTAGTACCTGAATCAGAGAAAAAATCTCGGGAATATGGTTTAGCTGTAGCACAAGCTATAGAACATGAGTGGTTTAGAAATAATAGTGGACAAAATAGATTTCTTAATAATTTCCAAAATTTTAACAGATTAAGATTATATGCAAGGGGTGAACAACCAGTTCAAAAATATAAAGATGAACTAGCTATAAATGGTGATTTATCTTATCTTAATTTAGACTGGAAACCAGTTCCTATATTATCTAAGTTTGTAGATATTGTTGTTAATGGAATGACTGAAAAAGGGTATGATATAAAATCATATGCAACTGATCCTTTTGCTATAAAACAAAGAACCAACTTTGCAACAAATGCTTTAAGTGATATATATAATAAAGAAATATTAGGTCAAATGGAAGCTATTGGTGTTACTGGTTTAGCTGCTTCTGCTTCCCCGGAGACTTTACCAGCAAGTAAAGAAGAACTAGATCTTTATATGCAGTTAAGTTATAAACAAAGTATAGAAATAGCTGAAGAAGAGGTAATAAGTAATATATTAGACTATAATAAATTTGATGAAACTAAAAAACAACTAGCTTATGATCTTACTGTATTAGGTATAAGTTGTGTTAAAACAAGTTTTAATTTATCTGAAGGGGTTACTGTAGATTATGTTAATCCTGCTAATATTTGTTATTCTTATACAGAAGACCCTAATTTTGAAAACATATATTATGTAGGGGAAGTAAAAAATATGTCACTATCTGAAGTTAAAAGACAGTTTCCACATCTTACAGATAAAGAATTAGAAGAAATACAGAAATACCCGGGAAGAAATTCCTATACTAATAGTTATTGGGGACAAAGTACCCAAGATCAAGTACAAATATTATATTTTGAATACAAAACCTATCATGATCAAGTATTTAAAATAAAACAGACACCTGAAGGTTTAGAAAAAACATTATCTAAAGAGGATACTTTTAACCCTCCGGATAATGATAATTTTAAAAAAGCATCCCGATCTATTGAAGTACTTTATTCTGGAGCAAAGGTTTTAGGGTTAGGTAATAATATATTAGAATGGAAGTTATGTGAAAATATGACTAGACCTAATGCAGATACAACTAAGGTTAATATGAACTATATTATCACAGCGCCTAGAATGTATCAAGGTAGAATAGAATCTATTGTAAGTAAAACTATAGGTTTTGCTGATATGATTCAATTAACACATTTAAAACTACAGCAAGTATTATCTCGTATTGTACCCGATGGCGTATATGTAGATGTTGATGGGTTAGCTGAGGTTGATCTTGGTAATGGAACAAACTATAATCCACAAGAAGCATTAAATATGTATTTTCAAACTGGTAGTATTGTGGGTAGATCATTAACTCAAGATGGTGAAGGTAATAGAGCTAAAGTCCCTATTCAAGAGCTACAGAGTTCTTCAGGTATATCTAAAATACAGTCTATGATACAAACATATAATTATTATTTACAAATGATAAGAGATGTTACTGGGCTTAATGAAGCAAGAGATGGAAGCACTCCCGATGCACACGCTTTAGTAGGATTACAAAAACTAGCAGCTGCTAATTCAAACACAGCAACAAGACATATACTACAGTCACTAATGTATTTAACAATAAGAACATGCGAAAATATAAGTTTAAGGGTGGCCGATATGCTTAGTTTTTCTTTAACTAAAGCAGCTTTAATAAATAGCATTAATACATTTAATACAAATACTTTAAAAGAAATAGATCAGTTACATATTCATGATTTTGGTATATTTTTGGAACTAGAACCAGATGAAGAAGAAAAAGCTATGCTAGAAAAAAGCATACAAATAGCCTTACAAGCGGGTAATATTAATTTAGAAGATGCTATAGATATACGAGATATTAAAAATCTTAAACTAGCTAATCAATCACTTAAGCTTAAACAAGAGCAAAAACGAGCTAAAGATCAAGCTGCTCAGCAAGCTAATATACAAGCACAAGCTCAAGCAAACGCTCAATCGGCAGAAAAAGCAGCAATGTCTGAGGTACAAAAAGAGCAAGCAGTTGCACAAACAAAAGTTCAAATAGAACAAGCTAAATCTCAGTTTGAAATTGAAAGAATGGAACAAGAAGCTTTAATCAAGAAACAATTAATGGCTGAAGAGTTTAATTATCAAATGCAATTAGCTGAAATGCAGGGTCAAGTTCAAAGACAAAAAGAACAATCAATAGAAGATCGTAAAGATAAAAGAGTAAAAATACAAGGCACACAACAAAGTGAACTTATAAGCCAAAGACAAAACGATGCATTACCTACTAATTTTGAATCAGCTGGTAATGACAATTTGGATGGTTTTGGATTAGAGCAATTTAATCCGTAATAGTTATTATTAATTTTATATTATATTATGTCAAATAAAAAACAAACAAAAAAAGAAGAGGTAGCTGTTAAAGCAATTGATACTACCCCGGTTAAAAAAGAAGGAGATTTTAAAATAAAGTCTGCTAAAAGAATGAAAAATCTTGGTGAAGATAAAACTCAAGATATAATCAAAGTTGATTTAAACAAACCTAAAAAAGAAGAAAAAGATGCCGTTCCTACACAAAAGACAAATGTGGGCGATGCTCCTGTCGAAAAACTCAAAAACAGTGGCAACAGCGAAAAAGTGGTTGAAGAAGTACGGGAAACCGACGAAAAAGTAGACTCACCAATACAAGAAATAAAAGATGAAGACAATAACATTAACGAGAGCGGAGTGGCAGGAAGCGATGAAACTCCCGCTACCTCATCAGAACAAAAAGAAATACCTCAGGAAGTTGAAACACAAAAACTCCCTGAAAATATAGAAAAATTAATTAAATTCATGGAAGAAACAGGTGGTGATGTACAAGATTATGCCCGTTTAAATGCTGACTATACTAATGTAGATGGGGATGCATTACTTCATGAATATTACAAAACAGCTAAACCACATTTAAATAATGAAGAAAGAGGATTTATAATAGAAGACTCTTTCTCTTTTGATGAGGAATTAGATGAAGCAAGGGATATTCGTAAGAAAAAACTTGCATATAAAGAAGAAGTTGCGAAAGCCAAGAACTATTTGGAAGATTTAAAAGGTAAATATTACGACGAAATCAAGTTGAGACCCGGCGTTACCCAAGAACAACAAAAAGCTACTGATTTTTTCAACCGCTACAATGAAGAACAAGATACAAATAAAGCTAAACATGAAAGGTTTATTGCTAAAACTAAACAAGTTCTTTCTAGTGATTTCAAAGGTTTTGATTTTAAACTAGGAGACAAAAAATTTAGATATGGTGTTAAAGATCCCTCAAGTGTTGCAGATAAACAAAGTGATATATCAAACTTTATCGGGAAGTACCTAGATAAAAATGGGGAGATAGTTGATCACAAGGGTTATCATAAAGCTTTATATAGTGCACAAAATGCTGATACATTAGTTAATCACTTTTATGAGCAGGGTAAAACCGATGCTATTAAAGAGCAATTAGCTAAGTCCAAAAATATAAATACTGACCCCCGGGCAACTGCCTCTGGTGATGTTTTTGTTGGTGGATTTAAAGTAAAAGCAATGAGTGGTCTTGATTCTTCAAAATTAAGAATTAAAAAGAAAACATTTAACTAAAAAAAAATAAAAAATGGCTTTAATACCACAATTTGGTGCTATTGTACCTGCTCAAAATCAGCAGTTATTAGCAGCAAACTATTTAGCATTTGATGCTGGAGCGAATGATTTTGCTCAGCAATATTTGCCAGAATTATACGAACAAGAAGTAGAGCGTTATGGAAACAGAACGTTATCAGGCTTCTTAAGAATGGTAGGCGCTGAAATGCCTATGACATCCGATCAAGTTATTTGGTCAGAACAAAACAGATTACACATAGCATACAATAACTGTGTTAGTAATCAAGGTGCTGCTAACCCAACTATTACAATTCCACTTGCTACTGCTCCTGGAGTTACAAGAAATGTAATAAGCCCGGGTCAAACAATAGTAGTAATGGACAATGCAGGTAACGAAGCAAAATGTTACGTATCTGCAAGTAACACTGGAACAGGTCAGTTAACCGTACAACCATATTTAACGGCTGGTCTTCCAGCGGCTACCATGGGTGCCACTGTTAAAATATTTGTATACGGTTCGGAATTTCAAAAAGGTGCTTCTACAGTTAACGCTGCAGCTGGTGCTTTAGCAGATGCTCCTGCGGCTCAACCACAAGTAACTATTACTCCTTCTTTCACTCAATTTTCTAACTCTCCTATTATCATAAGAAATGTTTATACAATAAACGGATCTGATATGGCTCAAATAGGTTGGGTTGAAGTTGCCACAGAAGATGGAACTACTGGATACTTATGGTATTTAAAAGCGGAGTCTGAAACAAGATTACGTTTTGAAGACTACCTAGAAATGGTATGTGTTGAAGGTGAGTTAACAGCTGCTGGTTCAGGTGTTGCTGGTTTAGGTACAAACTTAGGTGGTACTCAAGGTTTATTCTCTGCTATTCAAGCTAGAGGTAATGTAGAAATTGGTTTCGCTGGTGCAGCTGGAATTGATGACTTTGATGAAATCCTTAAGAATTTAGATACTCAAGGAGCTATTGAAGAAAACATGCTTTTCTTAAATAGATCAACTTCTTTAGAGTTTGATAATATGTTAAGTGCTGTGTCTCAGGGAGTAAATGGAGGTACTGCTTATGGATTATTTGAAAACTCTGAGGAAATGGCATTGAATCTTGGATTTAGTGGTTTCCGTAGAGGATCTTACGATTTTTATAAGACTGACTGGAAATACTTAAATGACGCTTCTACTCGTGGTGCTCAAATAGGTATCTCTTCAATAGAAGGTGTTTTAATTCCTGCTGGAACTTAAACAGTTTATGACCAAATTCTAGGAACAAACATCAGACGACCATTCTTACATGTACGTTATAGAGCTTCTCAAACAGAAGACAGACGTATGAAGTCTTGGTTAACTGGTTCTGCAGGTGGTGCATATACTTCAAATCTTGATGCTATGGAGGTTAACTTCCTATCTGAAAGATGTTTAGTAACACAAGCTGCTAACAACTTTGTTTTATTCCAAGGAGTTTAATAAGTACTGTAAAGTTATGGGGCATTAATTTGCCCCACCTTTACAATTTTTAACTATTTAATTATATTATATCATGAAAACAAAAAAAATAACTCAACAAAATAGTTGGGAAATAAAAGATAGAACATATCTTGTAACAGGGGTAAGTCAACCTTTAACATTAAAAATACCATCAAGACACACAACGCGACATGCTTTATTGTGGTTTGATGAATCTAAGAGCGAACAAAGAGAATTAAGATATGCTACAAATCAAAATTCACCATTTAAAGACGAACAAAAAGGTGAGGCAACTTTAGGACATATTTTATTTAAAGATGGTGCATTAACTGTAAAAAAAACCAACCAATCTTTACAAAAAATATTATCTCTTTATCATCCTTTAAGAAATGTAAAATATAGAGAACTCGACATAATATCAGATGCTAAAGATGAATTGGTAGATCTTGAATTAGAAATAGATGCTTTAAATATGGCTAGATCAGTAGAAATAGATCAGGCCGAGGCAATATTGAGAGTTGAAATGGGATCTAAGGTGTCAGAGATGAGCTCTAAGGAGATAAAAAGAGATTTACTTATCTTTGCTAAAGATAATCCTAAATTATTCATAAATTTAGCTAATGATGAGAATGTTCATTTAAGGAATTTTGCCATAAAAGCAACTGAAGCTGGAATTATAATGCTAGCTTCTGATCAAAAAACATTTAAGTGGTCCTCAAACGGTAAAAAATTGATGACTGTTCCTTTTGATGAACATCCTTATGCTGCTATGGCTTCTTTCTTTAAAACAGATGAAGGTTTAGATGTCTATAAATCAATAGAGAAAAAACTCTCTTAATATGTAATACTAATAAGGGGGGTGTAAAAACCTCCTTTATTATAATAAAAACAACAAATGGCTATAAATGTAAACACAGTATATCAAACTGTTTTGCTTATACTAAACAAAGAACAACGGGGTTATATGACACCCACTGAGTTTAACAGTATAGGTACACAGGTTCAGTTAGAAATGTTTGAAAAATATTTTGAAGATATTAATCAACAAGTACGCATACCACAAACTGACACAGATTATGCTGATAGAGTAGAAAATATTGATGAAAAAATAGCTATATTTAAAACTTTTAATACCGCCAACTACATAACAAACAATAACTTAAGTTATTTTACTATTCCTAATGTAGATGCTTATGGTAATCAAACTACTTTTTACCGACTTGGAACTGTACTTTATAATAATGAAACAGAAGTACAAAGAGTAGATAGAGGTGATTTTTATTATATTGATAAATCACTATTAACCAAACCCTCAACAACTTTTCCTGTATATTTATATGAGAATAATTTATTATATGTTAAACCAACAACAATAGTAAGTAATATACAACTAGATTATATAAGAAAACCTAATGACGTTAAATGGGGTTTTACTGTTGGAGGACTAGGTCAATATATATATAATTCAAACACATATGATGTCACAAATGAACCAACCGGATCTTTAAATTTTGAAATTCATGACTCAGAACAAACTGAGGTAGTATTAAAAATATTAATTTATGCTGGTATAATAATCAGGGATCCTAATATAGTACAAGCTGCAGCACAACAAGTGGCTAATGACGAAGTAAATAAAAAAAGCTAATAAATTATGGCAACACCTAACGGGGGATTAATCACAGAAACAGACGCACAATATTATGCAGGTACACAAGTATTTATAGCAGCTAATAACCAAACTATATTTACAACTACGTTTAATACTGATCTTACTTTTGGAAGCAACGATCCCACTAATCCTTTATATAATACAAATAATTTTAGATTATATACTAGCGTTAGTGGTGCTCAAGGAACATTTACTGAATACATTAATACATACACGGTTGTAAATGATATTATAACTTTTGGAGTTGTAATAGCTGATGGTACATATGTAGTAGTACAGTTATTAAGTCAGAGCGGGGGAGAGTTTGGTAACAACGATGCTTTTGGTAATGTTGTAGAAGAAAATTATGGAAGTTATGCATATATATCGGTTGATGATTTAGTTAATAATTTTTTAGTAGCTTATGTTGGGGCTGGTAAATTAATATCTAGTGTTAAAAAAACAGATGTTATTTTTCATACTAAAAGAGCACTACAAGAATTTAGTTATGATACACTAAGAAGTATTAATTCTCAAGAACTAACAATTCCAGCAAACCTAAGTGTACCTCTTCCTCATGATTATGTTAATTATGTTAATGTTTCTTGGATTGATCAAGTAGGTGTAAAACATATAATATACCCTACAACTTTAACAAGTAATCCTTACACAAAACCTATTCAAGATGCCAATGGGGTTCCTATTCAAAGTAGTACTGGTGCAACTATTACAGGTACTTCTATAACAGAAGAGAGGTGGGCTGAACAAAATACTACAATATTACAAGAAATAAGAGATGATATAACGGGAAGATTGTTATCTGATGGATTATGGGGTGTTTATGGAACAGGTCTTTTGGGTTATGGGCAACTATATGGTATGCAACCAGAGACTGCTCAAATGAATGGGTGGTTTACAATTAACGATAGAGATGGTAAAATGTCTTTTTCTAGTGATTTAAAAGATAAGTTAATAATATTAGAATATATATCGGATGGTTTATCATATGATCAAAATATGAGGGTTCCTAAATTAGCTGAAGAAGCGGTGTATGCTTATTTAATGCATGCTATATTAGCTAGTAGAATAAATCAACCAGAATATGTTGTTCAAAGATTACGTAGAGAAAAAAGTGCTAAATTAAGAAATACAAAAATAAGGTTATCTAATATTAAATCTAATGAGTTTATTCAGATTATGAGAGGTAAATCTAAATGGCTTAAATTTTAAATAAATGGCAGAAGTTAAAAATTCTTTTATTAAGTCCAAAATGAATAAAGACCTGGATGCCAGGTTGTTGCCAAATGGTGAATATCGTGAAGGAATTAATATACAAGTAAGTAGATCCGAGGGGGCCGACGTTGGAGCGTTAGAGAATGTTTTAGGTAATAAATTAATTTTAGATTTAGTTACTAAAACTGGTATAAGTGGACTTGAGTGTATAGGTATGTATACTGATGATACTAATAATAATATATATTTATTTTTAACAGATTATACAGCAACTAATATTGCTACAATAACAGGGAATAATCAAAGACAATTTAACGCTGCCTCTTTAAATTATTATGAAGGAGCAAATAATTTTATATACCTATATAATACATCTACCAACACAGCAACAATGCTTGTTAGAGGAGCATTTTTGAATTTCTCTACAACAAACTCTATATTATCTGTAAATATATTAGAAGATTTATTGTTCTGGACAGATAACAGAAATCAACCAAGACGAATAAACGTACAGTTTGCTAATACTGATGCTGCTATAACTAATCCAACATATTATACAACTGAAGATCAGATATCTGTAGCTTCATATAATCCTTATCCTGCTATAGATTTATATTATTTAAATTCAGACGTATATAATACTAACGGTGGTCAAGGAACTGTATTAACCACTCAATTGGGTATAGGAACAGATATAATTTTAGACCCAGCTAGTTTAATTGGTATAAATCCAGAATATTTAATTGGTGCTGTTGTTACTGGTACAAATATTCCTACAGGTGCTACAATACATATTTATGCTGGTACTACTATAACACTAGACACATCTACAGCGGTGGCTGTAACAGCGGGAACTGTATTAACATTTAATGCTAATCAAAGCACAACTACATATGTAACTAGTATGTTGGATGTAAGTAGTCCTTTTCTTCCTAATGGTACAGATATAAATCCAGATTACAATGCAAATTATTCGGGTGATCCGGATTATTTAGAAGATAAGTTTGTTAGGTTTAGTTATAGATTTAAATTTGAAGATGGTGAAGTTTCTATAATGGCTCCATTTACTCAAGCAACTTTTATACCTAAACAAGATGGTTATTTTTTAGGTGCTGATACAACTGGAACTCCTACACCTGTTGGTAATACAACTGATGAAGATTCTACATATAGAACTACTATTGTTGAATTTATGGAAAATAAAGTAAATCAAATATTACTTCAAATACCATTACCTTCACAAGGTAAATCATTAAATAATGATTTCAAAGTATCAGAAATAGAAATATTATATAAAGAATCTGATGGTTTAGCTGTGAAAATAGTAGATACTATTTCCTCAGATGGTAATCAAGGTTTTGGAATGATGCCAGATCCTTCAAATCCAGTGGATTTTATAGCTAGAACAACAGAATCTGTTACATATAGTTATCAAGGTATAAAGCCTTATAAAACATTACCTGAGCAAGATTTAATTAGGGTATATGATAAAGTTCCTGTTAGAGCTTTAAGTCAAGAAATAATAAGTAACAGAGTTGTTTATGGTAATTTTCAAAATAAACATACACCACCTAATTCTTTAGAATTTAACGTAGGTATATTTGATAAATATAATTTTAATATAGGGCAAGCTCAGCCAGTTGCGGAGTGGTATACAAGTATAGTAGAATATCCAATGCACACTGTTAAACAAAACAGAAACTATCAAGTTGGGATAGTGTTGTCGGATAAATTTGGTAGATCATCTACAACTATATTATCATCTAAACAATCACAAGGGGTTTTTACTGATCCTATAAGTGGAGATCCTACTACTTTTCAAGGTGGTACCATATATCATCCTTATGAAGCCAACCCTGGGCTTAGTGGTAATAAAGTTAATTCTTGGCCTGGTGATTCTATAAAAATATTATTTAATCAAGCAATTGGTTCTAATGGACCAATAGCTGGAGTTGAACCTAATTTAGAAAATTTTTGGCCCGGTATTTATAACGGAGATATAACTAGTGAATATTATAATCCTTTAGGTTGGTATTCATATAAAGTTGTTGTTAAACAACAAGAACAAGAGTATTATAATGTATATCTTCCTGGTATATTAAATGGATATCCCAATGCGCCAGCTGCTCCACCAGACCCAGCAAACACCATAAATTTTATTACTTTATTTGGAGATAATATAGATAAGGTGCCCGCAGATATGACAGGTGTTGGCCCTGATCAAAAACAATACAGAAGTGGTGTACAACTATATGGTAGGGTAACACCGGAATCTGTAAGTGTACCTTCTCCAACTAATAATACTCAATTCTACCCAGGAATATTAGCCAATAATACAATAGCTATAGCTAATCAAGACTCTATATTTGGTACGGTTGTTGATTATTTAGATGTTTATCAAACTGAGTCAAACCCTCCAGTAGGTAGAGTGTCCCAATCAGACGTAAATAATCCCATAGGAAGTGATCCTCAACCAGTAGCTACCACAACAGCTTATAATTTTTTATTAGGTGTTTATGAAACCGCACCGGTAGAGTCAGTTATAGATATATATTGGGAAACTTCTACTTCTGGTTTAATATCAGAATTAAATGAAGCTATTAATGCTGAAAGCGGTGGTATAGTTGGTTTTGATACCACTGATGGTACTGGAAAATGGGTTTATTTTCAAGATGAAAATATTATACCGGGTCAATCAGTAAATACAAGAGGTAATACATATGACTCGCTAGCACCTTTTTATCCTATCTATGGGGGAGGAAGTGCGGTTGTAAATTCCATAATTAATTTAACATCAGTTATTGATGGTGCAGGTAGAAACAGGACAACTGAGTTTCAATTAAATAGAGATTCCGGTAATGGAGCTGAGGGGCAAGATACGTATAATATTACTATAACAACTGATAGTTTTTTTTATTATGGACAAAATGCTAATATAGATGAAACATATACGTTTACTTTTGAAATAACTGATTTAGATGAAGATAATCTACAAACAACTTTACTTTCTTTTGGAAGTTTACAAAATGTAGATCCTAGATTTACTAACTGTTTAACCGCTTATAATAATCCAACTGGACAAGAATTAATATATTCTTATGATGCGGTTAATGGCTCTGCAGACCCATCAAGAAATACTGAAGATTTAACGTTTGCAATTGTTGAGCAAATTCCAGCCCTACCTCTTTTAACAATTGATCAACAAGGACAATTAAAAGATCCGGCAACTGTACTTAACGGGGCTATGACTGTAGAGGTATCAGTTACTGATGCGGCAGGTGCAGTGGCTACATGTACCACCGCATTAAATGGAAGTGTAGGTTATAGAACCTTACCACTAAATGATGATTTTTATACATGTGGAAATAAGAGCATAGGTGGTGGGCCTTTAATAATAAATAAAGCCTCTGAATCATCTGGTTTTTATTGGACAAGTGATTATACTACTAATATAAATGGAGATGTTATCCCCGGTACTGGTGGTCCCGCGCCCGTAATAAATAGAGAGCCCGTATCTGGTTTAAGTTTACCAAACTCATTAACTTATTTAGAGGGTACCACTGGTACTGATACTTTAAGTGTCGTATCAAGTTGTTCTACTGGGTCTACTTGGTCTTGGGTTAATACAAATAGAACAGCAACAGCTAGTGTTACTAATGATTTTGAGTCAACTAATAGTAGATTAGCAGTTCTTGGGTCTAATGCATATGATGGTAAGTTAACTTTTAATAATCCCATTGGTATAACAACTGGTACTGCTTATATTATAGTAGATTTTGAAGTATCACTATTAAATGGTGTAACACTTTCTGATGCCCCTGGTTTAATTTGGCCAACTTATTTACAATATAGAGTAGCAGGTACATCTACTTGGGAAAATGTTACTGATATTGAAGGCACACCTGTTGTGTTTGGTCAAACACAAATTAATGATTGGACTATATCAAAAGATGGTAATGGACCTTTTAATGATACAGGGGTTATTAACGATAGAACTAAATCTGAATCCACTGATGATGGTACTTATGATAAATTTAATGCTGCTGAATCATATACATATGGAAGAGGAACAGGTGTAGGTGCAAGTGCGCCAACATTAAAAGCAGTGTGTAGACAGTTGTTTGCTGTTGGTATGTGTCAGGCTTATAGAAATCAAACTTCGTTTGCGCCAGTAGCTTCTGCCCCAGACAAAATAGGGGACTACAGATTAACAGTAAGGTATCCAAGTGGAAGAAACCAAGTATATAGCACGGCCGCTAGTGGGTGGGCTGATGGTGGTATAAACCCAGCTATATCTATAGGTTATTGTCCAACACCTCCTTATGATAATTATACTAATGCACAACAAACCCAACAAGTAAAACTTCAGTTTGGTGATTTTTATAACCCTTTTCAATTAGGTTATAAACAAAATGAGTTATCATATTCTTATAGAGTAAGCACTAATGGGTCTGTAGATATATCAAACGCTGAAGCATTATCTACACCAGGAACAAACGTAGTATATGCTAGAGAGTGGGCATTTAAATATGTCTCAAGATTTTATTTAGATTCTAAATTAACTCAACCATGGGAACCTGGTACTGTTGGTAATAGTGGTTATAATGGTCAAACAGCTGATCTTTATTACTCATTTATATCTAATGAGAAAAATAAAGCTAATCCTGAAGATGGAAATGATTATTCTAATGTAGAAAAAGATAGATTTACAAAGTATTCAGAAACAAGATCTAGAACTTCAAGTTCAAATGATATATTGTGGGCAGATGTGGATAGAAAATGGGTGGCGGAATTTACAAAGTTTGGTATAAAAGTTAAAAGTACAGCTCTACCCTTACAAAGATTAAGTGAAGGTGGGGGAGATCCTATTGTTTTACCAACTGGAGCGATTCCTGTTATAGCAAACTATAGTGATGGAGGACAAACAGTCTATATGCGGGCTGGTAATGTAAACGTTGCTCCCGCAAATTACAATCTACCAGAACTTAAAATTATATTTGAAAGTAGTGAATACACATCTAATATTGCTACTGATGCACAAAACTATGCTTCAATGATAATTGCAGAGGGCAGTTTAGACCCTAGTGGAGAAAATCCTATTGCTCAAAATATAACACAAAATTGGTGGTTGGGCCTTCAGGATGATTATCAACCAGTAACAGAGCTAACCTTTCATGCTGGTGGTAATAGTTCTTTAACATATTCACTAAACGGTGACGTTGCAACTATTACAATAACTAATTGTAGATTAAGTAATGAGGTAGGTATAGCGCCTCAAGATTACTATGTAAACAATCCTAATGCTTAGTAATAAATAAAATAAATAAGTAATAATAAATTATGGCAGCAATAGTAGAAGTTAAGTATTTCAATAGTTTTATTTTACGTAAAACATTAGATAGTACAAACATTGCGGTGTGGAACGGATCCAGAGGAAATAATACCTATACTGGAGGTGCGAGCCCTGTCCCTATTTCTTCTTCCCCAGCCACAACTAATGTTAATGCTTGGACAGTAGAGGAATCTAGAATACGAGGTGGTTTTAGCAACACAGATGTTGGTTATGGGGCTAAAGCTTATTTAGTAGAAGACGAACCTAGTGGGTCACGTAGAAATAATGCTATGATTTACTCAGGTATATTCAACTCAAGAACCGGTATAAATAATACTAACGTTTTTTCTGTTGCTGAAGATATAATTAAAGCTGTTGATCCAGCACAAGGATCTATACAGAAATTGTATGCAGAAGACTCTTGGTTACAAATATTTCAAGAGAAAAAAGTAAATAGAGCACCTATAGATAAAGATTTATTATACACAACTGAGGGAAATACAGCTGTAACAGCTAGCAATAAAGTTATTGGTGCTGTTGATCCTTATGCTGGAAACTTTGGTATAAGTAAAAACCCTGAAAGTTTTGCTGTATATGGTTATAGAAAATATTTTACTGATAAAGATAGAAATGCGGTTCTCAGATTATCACACGATGGTATAACAGAAATATCTAATTATGGTATGATTGATTTCTTTAGAGATCAATTTAGTACCGTAGGTAATGGTAAATTAGCTGGTTCATGGGACATATATAATAAACAATACGTTTTATCTATACAACCGGAAAACTTAAACACCTTTAAAACTTTATCATTTGATGAAATAACACAAGGGTGGACAAGTTTATATAGTTATAAACCGGAGCATGGTGTAAGCTTGAAAAGTAATTTTTATACAATAGGTCCAAGTTCTACAGCAAACACAGATACAGCTGGGTTATATCAACACTATGTTGCTACACAGCCTAGAGCAGAGTTTTATGGGGTTCAAGGTAAATCTAGTATTGAGTTCGTATTTAATCCAGAAAAAAGTGCATCTAAAGTATTTAAAACTATCAACTATGAAGGTAGTAATGGTTGGCAGATAGATTCATTTGTTTCTGATTTTACAGGTATAGGATCTGTAGATACAGACTTCTTAGAATTTTCAACAACAAATACTCAAGATACTACAGCATTAATATACAGCTATAATCAAGGTGCTTATGATAATTATGGGAATGTTTTTCCATCAGTATTAATACCCCCGGTTAATAGAGCTGGTTTCAGTAGAAAAGAAAATAAATATATGGCTAACCTTGTAAATTCAAGTATAGCAGCCCCAGGAGAAGTAATATTTGGAGCAGATATGACAGGTATAAAAGGTTATTTTGCAACTGTTACTATATCTAATGATACGGTTACAGATCCCGGAGGTATGAAAGAATTATTTGCAGCATCTTCAGATTATGTAGAATCTGCTTATTAAATTAAATTAAATGAAATTAAATATACGTAAGATTACAGAAAATGATTGGGATACATTAGTGTCTTGGTGGGATACTTGGCCTGAATGGACTAATCCACCAAAAGGTTTTTTACCAGATAATGGCACGGGTGGTCTTATGGTAGAAAAAAATGGTTTTCCAATAGTAGCTGGATTTTTATATTTTACAAACTCTGAAGCGGTATTATTAGAGTGGATCGTATCAGATCCTGAATATAAAGATAAAGACAGAAAACTAGCTATAGAAACCTTAATAAATGGTGCTGAAATTTTCTGTAAAAATAATGGTAAAAATTATATGTTTACTATAGGTAGAAACATGTCTTTAATCAATATACATAAAAAATTAAACTGGACGGTGGATGAAAAACCATCATACGAAATAACAAAAAAAATAGAATAATATGGGAATAGTAACAGCAATAGCAGCAGTAGGAGCCGTG